TTCTTCTTCCATGTCACTTTCAGTTTGAATGATGTATTCAACATCATCATTTTCATCTTCCAAAGTAATGTTAGTACCATCTTGTTTAATAATGATACCATCTTCATCACTCATAGATTTGAAAACCTTTAAGATTTCATCATCTGAAGCCATAGTCATGTCAATTGGTAGTGTATCATCAGAGTCCATATCAAAGTCCATATCAAGTTCATCTTCCGATTCATCATCGTCAGAATCCATGTCAAAGTCCATTTCAACATCATCCATTTCTTCATCATCTGAATCCATATCCATCTCCATGTCAACATCATCCTCTGATTGTTCATCCATTTCAACTTCTTTGGTTTCTTTTTCAGCCTCATTTTTCAAAGACTCTTTTACTAGTTCTGAGATTTCTTCCTTCATTGTAGAAGCAAGTATTCCTTTTGCATTTTCGGCTACTACTTGTTCCAAATTTTTCATTTGGAGTAGAGCTTCCTCAACTAACGACTTTTTTTCTGTCATATTATTATTGAATAATTTAACATATAAATATATCCATATGCTAAAAAATTCTATTTATGACCATCAAAAACACTAAATAAATAAAAAACCCCTCGGTTAGGAGGGGTTTTTATTAATCTTCAATAACTTCGTCTATTTTACTTTCGGAGACTGCTGTGATTCTCCAATCGTGTTGAAACCCAGTATATCGGGATGTTACCTTGGCTTCAACATCGGTTACAGAGTAACCTTTAACCAATTTTTCCTCTCGGATTTTCTTTAATTTACCTGTGTTTTCATCAGGTAAATCGTACTGTACTTTTGCTACAAAATATTTCTCGTCCATGTTTTTTAAATTATCTGTCCAAATAATGATTTAATTTTTTCAATAAGTCAATAGAGCGGTTCATCTTTGTACCACTTTCTTGTTCAATTGGTGACATTCTTGAAACTTTTTCTTCTTCCAAATTTTCTTCAAATTTGCTTCTATCATCAGGGTTTGTAAAAAGATATGCTCCGAGTGTAGATGGTGAAGATACCAAATCAAAACAGATTAATTCAAAATCATCCTGTACTTCATTTTGTTCACCGTTCTTTTTTAAAGAACCAACCCCACGTGAAGATATACCCAAAGTAACACCTTGTCTTAACAAGTTTGCTGCTTGGTCACCCTTTGTAGATACAATACCTCTCTCATGGAATCCTGGTGATGTTAGAAGACGTAACTTACCCATAAGGATATGTCCGTCCCACCATATATCATTAATGATGTGAGACACACGGTCAAGGTCAATTAATGATGATTCAGGGTGATTTAATTCTGAAAGAGATGTTCCTTTTGCAATCATTTTTTTATAATTGTCAGATTCACGTTTTAAGATTCTTTCAGGGTACACTCTACCATTACGGTTTGGTGTGTTGTATTTTTGAAGTACGGCATAGAATTCAAAAGGTTTTGAATAATCCAAGAAATTCTTGTGATTTTCTTCAAGCATCTTTTTGTTAAATTCATGAGATGGTGACACATATCCTGCATCCATTTCAATCAATATTCCTTTACCTGTGTCGGTAGGTCCTAATATTTTCATACGTATGTTTTAGTAATAAATATTAAGATGTTTCTTCTTTGCTCTTTTTAGATAGTGTAAAATCAAAATACTCGTTCTTTTTAAAGTTTTCAATATAAATTTCTTTGGCAATTCTTTTTAATTTATCTTTAAGAATGGTATCTTTGAAATCTACTTCTTGTGATAAGAATAAGGTTATTTCCAAATTCATAAAACTTTTTTTTCCGTAAACAATTCCGCTTGTTCTTAAATCTAAATCAACAATATAATTGTCTTTAAAAAATGTGGGGTCTAATATTTCAAATATTGTGTGTTTTATTTGTCTACTAAAATTTGATACTATTCTTTCCCAATTGTCATAACTTTGTTTTGGTGAAACCCAACTTTGTAGATTAAGATAAACTGATTTAAAATTTTTGGAATCAACCGTTCCATAACTCACTTTTGAATTGTTGAATCCTACAATTCGTGATGTTTTCCCTTTTTTCATTAATGTTCATGTGTATAAATTGTTTATTGTTTGAAAAAAAATAATCTAATTTTATTCTATTGTCAAATTTTTACCAATTTTGTATTATTTACTATAATATGTTAAAAGTAAAAATAGACGAAAAGACTCCATTGGAAAAAGCCTTGAAACAATTAAAAGGAAAGGTAATTAAAACCAAGCAAAATGAAAAGTTGAGAGAAAGACTTCAGTATGAAAAACCATCTGTTACACGTAGAGCTCAGAAATTAAAAGCTCAATACGTTGAATCTCAAAAACCTCAAGATTAATTAATGTTGTTATACAAATTGTATAATCTCACATAATTGATTTTAGAAAACTCTTCACCTTTAATTTGGTTAATAGTTTCCTGTAATTTTTTTGTTGTAATATCATCCATTGACTCATTGATGCCGCTCAAAGAATTAATTGTCTTTGTCTTTAATTCTTCAAATTCTTTAGATAATTCAACATCTTCAGTCATTAATACTTTAGATAAATCTCTTTTAGAATCTTCATCCAAATTTTCAATATAAGAACTAATTGATTTGTTGGCAATATTCATTAAAGTTTCCATTGGTAATTGAATAGTGTTTTTAACATTGGTACTTTCACTCAATAGGCTAACCAAAGTTTTTCTACTTTCAACATTCTCCATAATTTTATCTGGAGTGTTGTAAATCAAATTATCAATATCTTTATAGTTGTTTTCACTAACAACATCTTTAACCCAATATTCAATTTTTTGGGTATTTAATTTTGAAATAATTTTTTCAACTTGTCTTAATGATTCGTTGATGTAAGATTCTGCTAAAGTTTTATCATAACCTTTTTTCTTGGACAATTCAGTATAGATATAAAACATTGTACTGGCGTTTTTATTTTCTAACACCAATTTTTTAAAGTTTTTTAACTCCAACTTTGTTGTTTCATTCACATAAGAATTAACCATTAATTCTTCTATTTTGCTAAGTAATTGTCCAAATTTCATATTAATAAATATATCAATCAATCAGTTTTCCTAATTGTTCCTCAATAATACCTAAATAACGTCTTCCTTTTTCTAAGTCAATTTCATCAACACCATAAACATTATCTCTTTCTAACAATATGTTCATGTTCTTTTTAACTGACTCTGGTGTTATGGCAGTTTCACCACCTGCCGGTACTTCACCAGCTTCAGGTGTTCCACCTAAATCAGCACCAAATCCACCCATTTCACCACCTTCGGCTGGCGGAGGAGGAGCTGTAGTTCCTGTTGATGAAGTGTTTCCATAAAGTTTATCAATGTTATCAAATAAACCTGTATGTGTAATTACGTTAGGTGTTGCTTCAATTTCAGTTGCCACCGCCTTTTCAACTCTTTGTTGTTGTAAATCAAGTTTAATATCTTCATCAGAAAAACCAAGAATATGTTTTTTAGCCCAAGTTTGTGATGTTGGTGCAATACCTTCAACTTTTGTAACAGCGTCTTTGTATAACAACATTTTTTCTTTCCAAACATCTATTGTTAATAAATCAGCTTGTTTAGATGGGTTAGTTAAACTTAATTGGAATGAATTTAATTCATCTTCAAATCCTAATAAGAATAAGTGTATGATTGCAATTTTGTTAAGTTCGGCAACCATAGATTTTTGAATTCTATTGATTGTTCTTGCAAAACGAATGTCTTGTAATGATAAATTTCTACCATCACCAACAACTTCTTCAAAACCTAAGAATGCTTTTGGAATTCTTAATGCGGTTAAAAGTTTCTTTTGGATATATTCAATATCGGCAATTTCAGATAAGTTTGTTGCCCCAGGTAAAGTTTCAATTGGGTTTGGAGATGATGGGTCTCTTACAGGTACGAAGAAATCTTGGTCAACAGCCATTTGATTAAATCTCATATCTACGTTTCCTGTTTGTGGGTCAGTGATTTGGTCTTTTTTAAATTGTTGAGCAAATCTTTGAACATATGGTTGAATATCCGCATCATCCATATTACCAACAAATACTTTAAATACACGTCTTTCAGGAGCTCTTGATGTTCTGTAAACTAACATCGCGTCTTCAGCAAGGATTAATTGTTTCCAAATACGTCTTGCTTTTTCCAACATTGCAGTACCATAAGGAAGTTTTCTGTCATCACCCAATAATCTAAAGTGAGCGACTTCCCAACTATTAAATTCCAAACTTTTGTTTTTCCAAGTAAATTGTAAACTTTTGGAGTCACTTCCTGACGCAACAACCGCTCCACCATAACCTGATGTTGCTTTACCTTGCATACCAACCTCAATACGTTCAATTTCAATGTTTGGTAATTGTAAACAACCAACAACACCTTTTTCAGGGTCCAACTTTAAAAATACAAAGTTATCACCATATTTTGCGGTGTTTCTTGTCCACATTGGAAGGTTTGTATTAATATCCAATGCATTGTTAAATAAATCACCTAATACTGCTTTGATTCTTGGTGAATCTGAGTATATTTGTAACATATAACCATTTTCATCTACGGTTGTAGATTCTTCAGCATATGTATCCAAAGCCGCAGAAATTTCAGGTGTATATTCCATAGACTCATAGTCATAATACGAAGCCAATCTTGTTGGTTGATAATAAACCGCCTGAGAATATAAATTGTTCTCAATTTTGGCCCATTGACTTGTAATGTAATATGTTTGTCTGGCTTGAAGTTTTTGTTTTTCGTATTCTTCTTTGTCAGTAGTTCTTAAAAGTTCTTTTTTGTCAAACTTGTAAGTAGGTATATCTTGACCCAACAATGAATTTGGTCCAAGTTCTTGGGACAATCGTTGCCATATCGTCAGGTTTTTTTCTTCCATAGTAAAAAGTTAATATATATGTATTTTTTATCAACGCTTTGGTGCGCCAATTACCCATAAATAGTCTTGATAATCCTTTTTTGTCGGTTGATTTTGATAAGCAATATTTGTTTTATATTGTTTATTTGGTATTGACGGATTAAAATACTGTTCTTTTGGTGGGTCGTAAGATGTTACTTGCCAAGACTCCAACATTGTTTTAGCTTGTTGTGTTACTTTTGTAAGTTGTGAAAATGATGAATCTGACACATACACAGCCATCGCCAAAGACATGATTAAATCATCATGTTGTCCTTTCATGTGGTCTGGTCGTCCATTGATATAAACAAACGTATTCATTTCGTTCAATAATCTTGATGAATGAACTTTTAATCCATGTCTTAAACTTTCTTCAAGAGCAGCAATAATTTGAACCCTTTTGTTGTTAAAGTTAATACCAGGGATTTTATCTGCCGACTTTGGGTCATATTTCCATTTGTTTCCAAAATCAACCCCATCAACATACAAATCTTTATATCCAAGTTCTTGTAGTTTTCTTGCTGTTGCAACACCCATACCACCCGTGATATCCACAACAATAAAACAATTATACATGTTACCCCATTTGTAGGCAATCTCCGCCAATACATCAGGTGGAAGTTTTCCAACATATTCAGCAACCTGTTCCCTTTCATCAAAGTCAAATATTTGAATTGTTGAGTAATCCTCAGAATCTCCACGAGAAACGTCAACACCCATAATATATCTATGATTAAGTTCAGGTTCTTTCCAAATCCAAAGTCCACCACCCATCATTTTATTCATGGGTTCTTTAATCATATTATCAGTAATGTTCTTAATTAAATTTGCATCAAATACGTTATCACCCGAACCCAAGAAATTACATTCCAATTCCTGAGAAACTTTACGTTTGTCGTACTTAAGTTTTTTTACCATAGCCTCAAACCAAGATGAACATGGTTTGTATCCCAATTCAAAATAAGCCTTTAACTCATCATAGTTTCTTTCGTAGGGGTCACGACCTGAAAAATCAATAATCCTATCTGAAGTATATTCTTCACGGTTTAATAAAAAATGAATAATTTCATCTGTTTTAACCAAATACAAATCTTTAGTGTAACGAGGGTCACGATACCAAAACATTTCGGTAATCTTGAAATCATTCATTCCACGATTGGCTTGTTCGTAAATTTCGTAATAAATTGGGTCGTATCCGTTTGGTGTTGATACAACAACAACTTTACCACCCGTAGACAACGAAGCCA